GCTCTATCACGTCATGAAAAGGCTCAAAAAAAATATGAAGAAATGCAAACGCGCATGAATAAAGCCAGTGAATTAGCCAAGAAGGGATTGGCTGTAAGTGCAGTTGCTATTGCTGGTATGGGATATTCACTTAAACAATACGAAGATGCTGAAGATGCTGCAATGGGGCTACGTGTATCTATGATGCAAGCCAATGGGCAAGTAGCCAAGGAATATGGCGAAATCAATAAATTGGCGAATAGCCTTGGAACAAAATTACCTGGTACAACAGCTGACTTCCAAAACATGATGGCTGTACTTATCCAGCAAGGTATTTCTGCCAAAGCAATTCTCGGTGGCGTAGGTGTGGCAGCTGGTTATCTTGGTGTTCAAATGAAAATGCCATTCGAAGAAGCTGCTGAATTTGCCGCGAAGATGCAAGATGCAACTAAAACAGCAGAAAAAGATATGCTTTCTCTAATGGACGTAATCCAAAGAGGTTATTATTTAGGTGTCGATAAGAGCAATATGCTACAAGGTTTTTCAAAGCTTTCTGCTGGTATGAAAACCATAAAACAAGAAGGATTGGAAGGTGCAAAAGCTATGGCACCTTTGCTTGTTATGGCAGATCAGGCAGCGATGGCTGGCGAAAGTGCTGGTAATGCGTTCAGTAAAATCTTTAAGTCCATGATGGATACAGATGGAATTAAAAAAGCGTTAAAGGACAGCAAGACTGGACTGACCATGAATTTCACAGATGGTAAAGGTGAATTCGGTGGTCTAGATAATATGTATAAACAGCTAGAAAAACTAAAAGGTTTAAGCACTGAACAACGACTGCCAATTTTGGGTGATATGTTCGGAAATGATGCTGAGACAATCCAAGCCTTAAATCTGTTAATTGACAAAGGTAAGGCAGGATATGATGAAGTCGTTGCTAAAATGCAGGCTCAAGCAGACTTACAAACTCGTGTAAATGCCCAGTTAAGTACACTTAAAAATTTAAAAGATGCTGCTGGTGGTACTTTTACCAGCTTACTTGCATTGTTCGGTGAACAACTTGCACCACAGTTCAAGTCAATGATCACTGGTTTTACGAACATTACAGAAAATGTTACTGCTTGGGCTCAAGCTAATCCAGGCTTGGCTAACACGATTGCAAAAGTGGCAGGCGGTGCTGCACTTTTGATTGGTGGACTATCTGCCCTATCCATTGGTGCAATCGCCATCTTTGGCCCAATGATGATGGTTGCAAAAGGTTTTGGTGTAGTAGCACTGGCTGCCAAAGGTATGAGCATGGCGTTACTGACCAACCCAATTACATGGATTGTCCTTGCTATTGCTGGTGCTGCCTTCCTGATTTATAAAAACTGGGCCCCGATCTCAGCATTCTTTGTCGGTATTTGGAATACTATCAAAACGGCATTCAATGGTGGCATTAAAGGCATATCAGCACTGATCATCAATTGGAGTCCAATCGGACTGTTCTATTCAGCATTTGCAAAAGTACTGTCATGGTTCGGTGTGGATCTTCCAGCGAAGTTTACCGGCTTTGGTGCCATGATCTTGGAAGGGCTCAAGAACGGTATTTTATCCAAAGTCAATGCCGTCAAAGATGCCATCACAGGTGCTGTCAGTGGCGTGATTGAAAAAGCTCAAGGCATATTAAGAATTAATTCTCCATCAAAGGTATTCATGGGGCTAGGTAATTCAACCATGCATGGGATGGCACTTGGTATTGCTAATGCCAATGGGTTACCAATTGCAGCAACATCCACCGCCACACAAGGTGTGGTCAATACTGCTGCCCAAACCAAGCCAGTCAAACCCATCAATGTTGGTCGCAATAACCCACGTTCATATATCAGCCAAGATACAATTCAAGTCACTATTCAAGTCAAAGATGGATCCGTGGTCAAAGGAACGGCTGAAGCAATGCGTCAGGAACTCCAGCGAGTGGCTGAAGAACAGCAGATGAAAAAACGTAAATTTTTAACAGACACGGAGTAAAGACACATGATGATGGCTCTAGGCTTGTTTGTCTTCTCATTACGAACAGCGTCATATCAAGAACTGCAACGTGTCACCAATTGGCGACACCCTTCAAATAGTCGTGTCGGGGACTCCCCTGCTTATCAATTTATTGGTAAAGGTGAAGATGTCATTACACTTAAAGGCGTGATTTACCACGAATTGACAGGAAGTCGCGTCACATTAGACATGCTCAGACAAATGGGCGATACAGGCAAGGCATATACCTTAATTGAAGGCACAGGCAAAATTTATGGCTTAGTCATCATCAATGATTTAGATGAAACCAAAACCTATTTCTTTAAAGATGGTGCAGCACGTAAAACTGAATTCACTTTAAAACTGACCATTGTACGTGATTGGCAACCGACCTTATTAGGCACCCTGATCGGCATGGGTGTTGGCGCACTGAATAGGATTCTATAATGCTGAATAAAGTCATGAACGTCGTTGGTACGGCATTAAATTCTGTTGAAAAAATGACGGAATATCCTTACCCCATTTTTCGAGTTGAAGTCGATGGTGTCGATATCTCATCCCTTATGGCTTCACGTTTAATGTCTTTGAGCATCAAAGACAATCGTGGTCTTGTGGTAGATTCAGTGGACATCGAATTGAATGATGCAGATGGCATGCTCAGTATTCCACCCAAAGGTGCCATCATTCAGGTCTGGTTAGGTTGGTCCAATACCGGTTTATTTGACAAAGGCAAATACAAAGTCGATTCCACATCCCATCGTGGCGCACCAGATGTACTCAGTATTTCTGCCATGGCCAATGACGTGTCAGAAGGTTTAAAACAAAAGCGTGAACGCAGCTGGAGCGACAAAACCATTCAAGAAATATTTGAAAAGGTTGGTGCTGAATATGAACTGAAAGTCATTGTTCATGAAAAATTCGCATCGAAAAAGGTCAAGTACATTGCCCAGAATGAATCTGATGCCAATCTCATTACACGTATTGCCGATGAAAATGACGCAATTGCCACAGTGAAGAATGGACATTTGATTTTATTACCACGTGGTGCAAGTCAAACGGTTTCAGGTTTAGCTTTGTCACGTGTACAAATCACCAGGAATAAGGGCGATCAGCACAACTACACCAATGGCACAGGTACGGACAATATCACAGGCGTCAAAGCCTATTACTACACCGAAAACAAAGCCAAAAAATTGCATGTCGTAGTCGGTGACAGTGAAGACAACATGAAAGAGATCCGCTATGTGCATCGGGATAAAACCACCGCTGAACTGGCAGCCAATGCGGAATACAATCGTTGCAAACGTACTGCCCAAAAACTGACATATACCTTGGCATTTGGTGATCCAACTTTAATCCCTGAACAGGAATTTGAATTCATTGGCTTAAAACCTGAAATTGATGACATTATCTGGTTAGGAACAAACGTCACCCATTCACTCAATGACAATGGCTTCACCACATCAGTTGAACTTGAAGTGCAGCTGCCCGATGCCGATGATGTATCGACACTGTTTGAAGGCAAAGAAGAAAAGACTGAAGAAGAAAAAGAAAAGTCCAAAACCAAAAAGCGCACTGGTAAAAATTATGCAGATTATACCGGTGTCATTGTTTACTACAGGGAAAATGGCGAAACTAAAACATTAACAAGTGGAGATCAATCAAAACCATTAAAATTCACCCAAGAATATAAGAATAAAAAAACTGCCATGGTTGCAATAAAACGTGAACAAAAAAGAATAGACAAAGCCAAAAAATAGGACAAAAAAAATCCTGACTTTGGGGTGAAGTCAGGATGAAATGGGTAAAACCAAAATAACGATATTTAATAACTTTTACAATGGAAACTTTAGATATAACGTAATTTTGTTGTATATTTGTTGAATATTATTTATTCAGCAGAGGCAGCAAAAAATGTCTAAACCAGGACGTACGATAAGTAATAAATGCCCTCATTGCGGCGAATCTCTTTGGATCCGTTCAAGCGAACAAGTCGATCCACTTTTAAAAC